ATGTACAGCCCGGTACAAATAGCCAATAAATTCATAACGTTGGGAAACCAACATCATAATCCTCTGACCCACATGCAACTGCAGAAGCTTACTTATATTGCACATGGTTACTATTTAGCATTAACAGGTAAGCCTTTGCTCAATGAATGTGTCTCCGCGTGGAAGTACGGTCCAGTTATTCCTGGAATGTACGATGCTTTCAAAGATTATGGGAATAAACCTGTTACGAATGTAGCAGTAGCTCCTTTTGGTGGCATTGTTACTATGGATCCACAAGCAGAGAGCATTATAGGGGCTGTTTATAAATTTTACGGCTCGAAAAATGGAATTGAGTTATCAACTCTAACTCATATGCCTGGTACGCCTTGGTCACAAGCTTATAATGGTATTGGCTCGTCAATCATCTCAAATGATGCGATCAAGGCTTATTATCATGATTTATTGAATAACCGACAGCAATGTCAGGGCCTCTGAAAAAGTAATATTCAGGGATGACATGTCTCACAATTCAGATATCTATAAACTTATCGGAGCGGCCGCAGGTGTTGAAAATGGTCGCTCTGAAGCATCCTTAAACTCTACTGACAGTCAAGAACAGATTTTTAAATCTGCATTTGAGCCGTCTAATCATGAGAGCGACGATGATTCTTCTTCAGAAAATAAAGCTATTCTGGAGGCAGAAGAGTTTGGTTCTAATACTGGTGCATTGCATGAGTTTATGCAGCAGAACAGAATGGACAGTCTTCAAGCTCAGCTTGATATGCTCAAATCACAAGTACGGGATAAGATAGCTGACGCAACTGGTAAAGAAATAGACAATGAGCTTCGGACAAAAATGGCCTCATTCACGGTTTGGTTTATGTCGTGTTGGTGCTTATTCGTTGTCGCAATGTTTACATCGTTTCTTATTGCACATGAAGGAAAGCCTCCAGTTGAAGCGATCGTTGCATTACTAGGTACAAGTACAATTAGTATTGTTGGTTTGGTTGGTTTCGTTGTTAGTGGATTGTTCAAATCAAGAAAAGATAGTGATAAAGAAAAATAACCCGTACATATACGGGTTATCCATAGTTTTAGTTTAGTTATATTTTTGTTTTTCCGTTCTGACTTTTTCCCACTCAGCTCGCCCTTCTTCCCGTCTTTTGTCAATATATTCCGCAAGATCCTGAATGTTGATGCAGCGTTTTGCTTTTTGTGATGTACCGATGCGATATGTAGGTACAGGCAACTTACAAGCGTTTGCTTTTGCTTCTGCTGTGGCTGGACTCATACCAAAGTATTTTTGACTAACTGCTGAGAGTTCAATGTTTGGGGTATTGAATTCAGCCATCAGTAAAAACAAGGTGTTCATAATTTTCTCCATCAAAACCGGCTGCACCCGGGAAAATCATAATTCTGTGCTGGTGGCAGGAATTAGTTTCTGCCAGATAGCGGAAACATATTTTGCCTGATGACGGGCATCAGCCAGGGCGTTGTGCCGTTCTCCATCGAAAGGCATGTCCATTTTTGGGTCGAATCCGATGGAACGCCCAAGCGTAACGATCGTGCGTACATCGTGGTCATTCCAGTACGCCCACGGGCAGATTTGTCCTGCTCGCTCGTAAGCTCCACGTAAAATTACGTTGTCGAAGGTGGCCCCGTTACCCCAGACTTTTAAATATTTTGTATTGTCTGCATGCTGATTAATGAAATGGCTCAGTTCAGAGAGTGCATCGCTGATCGACAAAGTATCATCAATACAGATTGCAGCTCGTGCTTCAGAGCTCTGTTTCAACCACCACAGGATGGTATCGCCGTCAGGTGTAGCTCCTTGCCCCATAGCACTTTCCAGGCTAACAACCGTATAGAATTCTTGTCCGATGTCTCCGGTTTCTGGAGTGAAGAACACCGCGCCAATGGAAACGATCGGTGCATCCTTATTTTTCCCCATCGTCTCAAGGTCGATCATTAAGTTATTCATTACTTCACCTCCTGCGGCGGTTCCGGTAGCGGCATCCAGTGGGTTACTTTCAATGCCGGTTCTTCCCCATCGTCAGTAACTGCCCACCATTTGTTTCTCGAACAATCGTAATACCCTTCGAAGGTATCGCACTCAGTCCAGCCGTAAGACTTACCCCAACACCAAACATATTGTTTATCGTTCGGCATTCGCTCACTACAGCTTATCCAACCATCCGGAGTTACCGGATAGTTGCGCATTGCGACCTTTAATGCCTCATAGAAGCAACCTTTCAGATTGTTGAACTGACGCCCATTAAGAGGACCGTGTTCAGTAAGCATGTTGTGTAATTTCCATGCCGCGTCGTTTACTTCGTTGGATGACAGGGGAGGCAACTTGTAAGTTTGGCTTACAGGTTCGGCACCATGAAGCATGGCGGCACGACAGGCGTTCCAGCCTCTCACCTCTGCAATAGCGGCAACAGCATCGACCGCGTACATTTTAAGAGGGTTAGGCATTGGTTTTTCTTCAGGTACTACTGGAATGGGTGGGGCGGCGTAGACCTCAATAATTCCATTATCAATAGGCCATTCTCCATCCTTGAGGTAGTCACTTGTGCCGTCAACTTGCTGTTCTGCAATGTGGAATGCACCTATTGGTTTTGCCTCAAGCGAGGCCAGTGCAATTCGTGCCAGTTCTAGATCTCGTTCAACCATCTCAAGAACAACTTTGCAGTCCGCACCTTCTTTGCTAACACGTCCTTTCAAGTTTTCCAGATAACTAACGCTTTCGCGTGCATGGGAGATTAACTGTTCTTTGGTAAAGGTGGTCATTGATAGCCTCTACTTATATTTTGGGGTTCGATCACACATAAGGAATCCAGTCACGTATGAGTAAGCACAATCCCACTTATCCCCCTTGCTGATAGCAACTCCTTCACTTAATCCACGGTTATAGCCAGCACTCTCACCGATGCAAATGCCGCCAAAACCAAAAACAAATGCGATAACAATGGTGTAAAGTTGTCTCATGCCTTCTCCTGCTGGCTAATAACTTCGTGTTCTCTACTGCTCTCCAACACTGATACAGCCTGGAAAGCCTCTTTAAGCACCCAGTCAACCGCGTCTTTCCATGCTCCGGTTTCGACTGGCGGATTTTCACGCTTAACCTGTTCATAGAAGCGCACTGCTTTAACCAGTCCATCAGGTAGCAGTGGCGCTGGCGGAGTGGTATAAAGTTTTCGACATTTGTTTATCCAACCGGCATGGTCAGGCGTGTCTGTAAAGCGCAAATCGTCTTCGTAGCCCTCACGACTACGTTCTTTCCATTCCGTCCACGGAACACCGCTATTCCAGGTGGGGCGAGTGCAGGACTGATACAGAACAGGTTCTGCTTCCAGCGATGCCAGTGCAATTTCATAAGCACGGCGCTCAATATCGTCTCGAACCTCCAGGCTGCTGATACGCTCTTTGATTTCTTTAATCAGTTCTTTATCGGTAAATGTGGTCATTATGCTCCAGCCTCCGGTGCTTTTGGCATTACTGCCCAGTGAGTGATATTGACGTTTTCAAGGTCCCCGACCTGAAATGTCCACTGCCATTCTCCGGTTTCTTTTTGTCCCCAGGTGTACCAGAGAGAACGCCAGCCAATCAGCCAGCCTTCTCCGTTAGCATCAAATAACAGAACACTTTCATTTGCTGGTGGTAGTTCAGCTGACACTGGTATTATTTTGTTTTCCAGTGCCGCACATTTAGCTTCAAGCGCATCGAATTTACGTACCAGGTACTCAGCATTTGTTTCGTTCACTTTCAGATCTCGCGGTACACATTTCCCGCGAAGAAACCCTTCCATTTCGAAAACATTCATGCGCATTTGCGTAACTCCGATAACTCGTTAAAACGTTCCATAAACATCCCGTAGGCATGGCCTGGAGCCAGTGGAATCACTTTGAACATCTCTGTTGCCGGGATACCTTCCAATACAGGCCAGAAAGAGCCATCATCAAGTCCGAGATCGCGGCGTTCGGTTGCCAGCATGATGAGATCGGCATATTTCACTGGCGTGCTCATAACAGGAGGTAACCCGTATTTCTCACGGATTACGGCGTCTATTTTTTCTTCCATCCGTTTATAGTCAGGAAGAAGGCGTTTCAGTGGTGCGGGGATGTCCTGGCAATACGCTTCTGTTGCATCATGCATTAACGCTTCAAAAGCAAATTCCTGCGGCACCAGCTGGCTGCAAAGCACCGCATGCTGGGCGACACTGTAGAAGTGTGAAAGATGTCCTGCAAAGCGACAGATATTTGAAAGGGAAACCGCGATATCGTTAATAACGATGTCGTCTTTATTTATCCTGTCATAATAAAAATGCTTCCCGGAAAAAGTTTTAATAAATGACATTTTGTTCTCCACGTATATGCGCTGCACCGCGCTGAATTCGGGTAAAAGGAAGCCCTCGCCATCAGGCGATTGTTGAGTCAATTACGTTTCCATAAATGCCCCCGCAGGGGCATTTGCAGCAATGAAATCAGGCGGTGAAAGTACCAATAAAGGTTTCTACTTTGCTGTCTTTGAATTTCTCAACAAGCAGATCACGAAATTCGTTAGCCATTTCTTCCTGGACTGCTTCCAGCTGAATAATGCGCAGAACCAGTACAGGACGATCGCCAGTGATAATGCTGAGGCGTAATTTAAACGGACGTTCTTTCAGACCTTCAAACGGAACGCATTTAAATTCAAATGCCACTGGCATAATATCTTTGGTCTTCGCTTCGACAGACTCCATCAGGGAGCGTTTTCCGCTGAAGTCATTATCTTCAAAATCAGCGGTCTGGTTTGCTTCAATCGTGATTTTACGGACAGCCGCAGCCGCTTTTGTTGCCTGAATAGCGTCACCATTAGCATCAAAGCCTACAAGGTAGTCGGCCCAGTCTTCAATCCATTCTGCCAGTGACTTCTGGGAGTTACGCTCGCCGTTAACAGACAACAGAGCAGAGAACGGTGCTGTCTTTTTCAGTTTGAGAGTGGCGGTGTTATCTGCGTGACCTGGTTCATCAATAGTACCCAGGTTAAGCACACTGACGGCACGCATATTATCAGCATCGATAAAGCAGCGGGTGCCTTCATCTGCAAGATCTTTAGAATAACGGGTAAAGTCATCGATGCTGGCAGTGGAAAGCGCACCACGGAAACGGAAGCGATTTAAATTAAATTTTTCCAGATCATGAATGCGGAAGTTCTCAGGCAATGCCACAGCATCGGCACCAATCTTACTGATAATTTCATTAACACCCTGAGCAGAAATAAGGGCATGGATTTGATTAATTGCGGTTGCGTCTAAGTTCTGAGACATAATAAGTCCTCACTATATAAAGATATTCAGTGATGAGATAAATAATCAGTTTATTAAAAACGATATTAACGACCAGCTGCGCGGAGTTTTCCGTCAGGTTCACCGGCAAGAGTCAGTAATTGTCCCTGGTCTTCCTGCAGAATAGTCAGGCGACCACCGCGATTGACATACATCGGCGTTTCGGTGGTGTCTTCTTCGGAAATTTTCCCGCGGTTAGTCGGGCGAACATATGAGAGTTTGTGTTTGATTTTCACACGGTTCTCATCAAATGGTTCGATTTCCAGGTTGAGCGAGACCTTACCTTTGGTTTTCGTGTTCATCACACCGGAAGCGACTTCACTGAGAACTGCGCCGATTTTGGTTTCAAATACGCCGCCGTCCAGCTCCCCGATAAATGCCTGCACATCAGTACTGCGTTCGCTAGCCATTTTGCTGCTCCTCATCATATCGACCCTGCAAGGTCGGTTGGTTTCTCCACAAAACAGAGAAGAACACCTGCGGTGACTGCCGCCCGGATGGATTGGGTTATGAGCCCGTCGTCCGGTGATGCTCTTCTCTGTTTTGTAAAAAGAGCGGTACCAGCCGGAAGCAAGTGTACAAACTGGTACCGCCAAAGCAGTGGCTGTTGTGGTGGGGTTGTCACTCAGGCGTATGGTCAACCTGACAATCCGGTGCCCTCAACGGGGAAAGAGTAACCCCGCCATACTTACCGCCGCGCCATTTCGCGGATTACCACAACGCTGAGAGCACTTAGCCAGTTACGGCACCACACTTTGTCGCGGTTCCATAAATGCCCTCATCGTTGCACCCTGGTCTCTTCCCAGGTGTCAAACCGAACCGCCACGCTGGTTAGGCGTCTTATCAGCATCATCATTGACTTGCACATTCCGGCTACCTGGTTTGTTTGCCCGAGCAAGGAGTGGATTGTCCCCTTTAACGTCCCCAGACCGCTAACGACGCATGTGCCATACGCCGTGTTACAACCAAATTTTGTTAGTACCTTGTTTGTAGGTCTGGAAAGAAAGATAAAATGAAGTTGCGCATTATGCAAGTGTTTTTATTGCGAGATATGCAATTTAGTGGGTAATGAAAAGCCACCTTCTGGTGGCTAATTGATGTTGAGGTAGGGGGTTAATTGTGTCGCTTAAGGGTTTGTGACTGACTGATTAAGACCTTTCCAAAGACCATAAACCGGTGTTCGTTTTCGCTGGTAATTCCCCATTCGCGGTAAATCTGATTATCAGAAATTACCAGCAGTTTATCAGGTATCATTTGCAGTCGTTTGACGTAAATTTTATCATCAAAACCAAATACATATATACCATCCCCATCAAACTGATTGATACTGATATCAACGAAGATGAGATCTCCTGGCTCAATGGTTGGACACATACTGTCCCCACGAACGTTGATAACTTTAATGTGATTTGCTGGTCGTCCACCAAACATCGATACAGCATTATCAGTTCTGTATTCAATGGCATGAATCACATCAATGACATCACCGCCCTGGATAAGGCCATTTCCCGCACTGGCACTGACATCCAGCATTTCAATACGGAATACATCCTTCACCTGCGCAACATCCTCACTAATACTGTTTTTACATACAGTATTACTTTTGAGGTCTGAGGTAAAGAGATCAGCAATATCAACACCTAAGCTCCTGGCAATATTACTCAGGGCTTGTTCAGTGAATTGTTTCTGCTTACCTGTTTCGAGGCGCGAGATATTCGCCGCATCCACTCCTATTGCTTCAGCGAGATCGGCGATTTTCATGTTCTTCGCCTGGCGAAGTTGTCTGACTCGATTTCCTATGTTCATGCGTTTATTACATTTCTTTATTGCGCGTTAAGCAAATCAACTTGCGCAAAATATTTGCGTGAAATAATATGCTCATCACGCAATATGTGGAGGTTATATGCAATCACCATTACGGAATGTGCGTAAGGCGCACGGATTTACTTTGCAGCATGTTGCTGCGGGCGTTCAGGTCAATCCAGCGACGCTGAGTCGTATTGAAAGACTGGAACAAATTCCATCTATCGATCTTGCAGAACGTCTGGCCAATTTTTTTAAGGGTGAAATCAGCGAAATGCAGATTCTTTATCCGGCACGTTTTCAATCTAGCCAAAACCAGAATGGGTTTAAACCACAGGAACAGGAGGTAAGCCGTGGGTAAGCATCATTGGAAAGTGGAAAAACAACCTGAGTGGTACGTGAAAGCTGTCAGAAAAACTATCGCGGCATTGCCTGGGGGTTACGCTGAAGCTGCTGACTGGCTGGATGTAACAGAGAACGCTTTATTCAACCGCCTTCGTGCAGATGGCGATCAGATTTTCCCGCTGGGATGGGCAATGGTTTTACAGCGCGCGGCTGGCACTCACTACATTGCGGATGCTGTCGCACAGTCTGCTGGTGGGGTGTTCGTATCGCTTCCTGAAATTGAGGAAGTAGAGAACGCCGATATAAACCAGCGCCTGCTGGAAGTCATCGAACAGATCGGGAATTACTCAAAGCAGATTCGTTCGGCAATCGAAGACGGTGTAGTGGAACCGCATGAGAAGACAGCAATTAACGACGAACTGTATCTGTCAATTTCGAAGCTCCAGGAGCATGCAGCACTGGTCTACAAAATCTTCTGCGCTCCAGAAAAGAGTGACGCCCGCGAGTGTGCAGCTCCGGGCGTCGTGGCGTTTTGTGTCTGTGGAGAAACTAACGCATGAACAGTTTAACGGCAAATAACCGTTTGTCGCAACAGCTGGTGGTCAGTGTCGCTGAACACCTGTTGTTACGGCATGAATGCAGATTACCAAATCACCTGGCTGTAAGTAACCACAGAGAACTTTACCTGACTGTGGGGGGCGAGTTGTGCAGGAACTTAACCGCTGGTTTCGTGACGGAAGAGGGCTTTATGTCCATGTTATTCGTTGGGAGCCAGAAACACATCGCGTTATCTATCTTCGCAAAGACTACCCGCATGAGTGCTTTAGTCCTTTGTGGAAATTCAGGCGTGATTTTGTTGAGTGTGAAGGACCACCAGCACATTGATTCTGCCATTCCGGGACGTTACACTGTTCAGGCACCTTATAAAGCGGGTGCCGGGATTGGCGTCCTGGAATTGCATACGGCGACAATTGGCGCGTTAGCGTCTTTTTTGTTGCTACAACTCAGCTATACCCAAATTATGGTGGGCTGGGTGGGGGCACCGAAAGGTGCGCCGGTTTCCGTATGCGCCGGTTACGCCAACCCTGCTCAGTTCACCACCAGCGAAATTGGCGTTTCCGGTGGTGGAAGTTATCCATTGCATACGGAGGCTGCCATCATGGCTACGATCCCTGCCTTAGTACAACCTGAACTTTGCATTATTGCAGACAAAGTTGTTACTTCTTCTCTGGCTGTTGCTAGTTATTTCGGCAAACAACACAAAAATGTCATTCAAAAAATTGCGTCTCTTGAATGCTCTGCCGAATTTACTGAGCTGAATTTCCAGCTCAGTGAGTACATCGACGCATCAGGCCGAAAACTACCTTGCTATCAAATAACCCGCGACGGCTTTGCGTTTCTTGCTATGGGTTTCACGGGTAAACGTGCTGCCCAGTTCAAAGAGGCATACATCAATGCCTTTAACCAGATGGAGAAACAGCTTTCAAAGCCCGCTGTACCGAGCGACGTTGCACATAACGCCAGCGTTCTCTATTCCTACATTTCATCAATTCATCAGGTCTGGCTGCAGCAGCTTTATCCTATGTTGGCAAAAGCCGAATCTCCGCTGGCTGTTAGCTTGTATGACTATATTAATGATGCTTCGGCACTGGCCTGCCTCATAAATTTGTCGCTGAACCCTTCAGAGGTAAGGGGGCGCAAATGATCCGGAATATTTTCAAACGGTTTACCAATCAGACTTTCCGTTGTCCTCGTCCGGGTCAGTGGTACACCACACCTGCAGGGCATGTTCTACGTGTTAGCCTGGTTGACCGTGAATGTCAGAAGGTGATTTGTGAACCGCTGGGCCGTAGTTACCGCGTCAGTATGCCGCTTATAGCCTTTCGCTCCGGAAAAAACATGAAGCATCTCGGAGGTGCTGCATGAGTATGGAGCTGATGGTTAAAGCGATGAAAATTCGAGTGGGAAATCCATTGCGAAAACTGGTTCTGATTAAGCTGGCTGATAATGCCAGCGATCAGGGCGAGTGCTGGCCCAGCTATCAGCATATCGCTGATCAGTGCGAGATTAGCAAACGTTCTGTGATGAATCATATTGCGGCCCTCTGTGAGTCCGGGCTGGTAAAAAAAGTCACCCGGAAAGGTGAAAAAGGTAACTCAAGTAATATCTATCTTCTTCATCTTGATAGTGCAGGAGATTCACTAGGGGGTAGTGCAAATAATTCACTATCTGGTGCAGCAAATTCACCAGGTAGTGCAGGAGTTGCACCAGGGGGTAGTGCAGGAGATTCACCCAGAACCAGTCACTCTTTTGAACCAGTCAAAGAATCAGTCAATGAACCAATAGCTTTTGGTGCATCTGCTGATGAGTCTGTGCGAGTTCGTTCAAACCGACCGGAATACTCTCCGGAGTTTGAGCAGGCATGGCTGGCATATCCCAAACGTGCTGGTGGCAATTCAAAATCTGCAGCCTTCAAAGCCTGGAAAGCCCGTTTGAATGAGGGGGTAAACCCCGAAACCATGCTGGAAGGTGTGAAACGCTACGCGGGCTGGGTATCTGCGATGGGTAACAGTGGCACACAATTTGTGAAACAGGCTGTCACGTTCTTTGGTCCGGATCGTCATTTCGAAGAATCCTGGGAAGTTCCTGCGGTATCTGCAGCCAGACGTGAGGATCCGTACTTCAAAGCCAGTTACGACAACGTGGACTACAGCCAGATCCCGGCAGGA